CCCTGGGCTTCGCGGGCGGCGTTGGCGCGTTCAGCGCCATGGGCCGGGCGTATGGCGTACACATGAGCGAGGCCGAAGCGCAGCGCATCGTGGATCGTTGGCGGCGGGCTAACCAGTGGGCCGTGCGCTACTGGCAAACGCTAGAGGACACCTACACCCGCGCCATGCGACATGTCAACCATGAGTTCGCCGTTGGCCGCGTGGTGTATATGTTTGACGGTCAGCATCTTTGGTATGCGCTGCCGTCAGGGCGCGTGCTATGTTACCCGTTCGCCCGTTTGGAATCGGACGGTGTGAGCTATCTCAAAGCAGCATGGAAGCCTGCGCAGGACGCTAAAGAGTGGCCTCGCGCGCGGCTCTGGAAGGGGCTTGCCTGCGAGAACATCACACAGGCCACAGCCAACGACCTTCTCCGCCATAGCCTACGCGAGCTAGATAGCCAGGGCTTACAAACGGTGCTGCACGTGCATGATGAAATCGTTATCGAGTGTCCCGACGAGGCCGGCGAGGCTGTCGCAGAGATGCTAAATACCGCGATGTGTACGGCTCCCGCGTGGGCCGTAGGGTTTCCGCTCAAAACCGGCGTCAAGATTATGAGCCGATACGGTAAGTAAAAAAGCCCGGCGGGTTAGGCCGGGCTTTAGCACACAACTATAGAGGTTAAAATGAAGTTCGCGGAGTATCTTAACAACACCGCCCCAGAAGGGGAAGTGATTCTTTTCGTGCGCCAAGTGCCAATCGTCCGCAAGGGCGAGCATCTGAAGCATAAGGACGGCACGCCACGCTACACGTGGCCGCCGGGTCTCTATGGCAAGTACATGCGCAACCCCGAGGGGGCGTGGTACGCCAACACAGGCTCGTTTATCGTTGACCGCATGACGGACAAGCTGTCCGCGTCGGCGCCCAACGTCGAGCGCGTGGCGTTTATGGTGCTCGATGACATCGGCACCAAGTCCAAGGCGCCGCCGATCGAGCCGACATGGAAGCTCGAAACCAGTCCCGGCAACTTCCAATGGGGTTACACGTTCGCGCTTGACGATCAGCCGACCAAGGGCGAGTTCAGCGCAGCGATTAAGGCCATGGCCGAGGCGGGGTTTACCGACCCCGGCGCGGTCAATCCGGTGCGTAATTTCCGCATCGAAGGCAGCGTGAACCTGAAGGAAGGCCGCGACAACTTCGCCGCCGTGCTCACCGAGTTTCACCCCGACCGCGAGTTTACTGTAACGCAGATCGTTACAGCCTGCGGCGTCACGCCGGGCGAGGTTGACACGGCGCATATTCAAGGCATCGCCATCGAAGATGACGGCCTTGATAGCGTGCTGGAGTGGATACAAGAGCGCGGCCTACTGCTTGTCAGGGTTAACCCCGAGGGCTGGTACGGCGTTGTGTGCCCAAACCATTCCGAGCACACCACCGCCGACACGCAGGGGCGGTATCACCCCGTTACGCGCAGCTATACTTGCTTCCACGGCCATTGCAGCGACTGGAATTCCGAGAAGTTCCTACGATGGGTGGAGGCCGAGGGCGGCCCTAAGACGGGTTACGGTCTACGCGATGACCTGCTAGCGAAGAAAATGGAGACCGCTTTGTCGAAGATCACCCCGACCGAGGAATTCCCCGACGCTGCCGCTGAGGTCATCGCCCAGGTCGAGCGCCGCGAGTTAGGCCGCGTCGAGAAATCCAAGTGGTACGAACGCTTTGCATATGTTCTTAGCGATGACGCGTATTTCGACCTAGCCGAGCGCCATGAGATCGCGCGCGGGGCGTTTAACGCGCTGTACCGGCATGTGACCTGCCACAGCATCCACAACAACCGACGCGTCGAGTCATCGGTCTGCTACGACGAGAACCGTCAGGCGATGGGCGCGCGCGTGCTCGCAGGCGTCACATTCGCTGCCGGTGAGTCCATCCTTGTTAGCCGTAACGGCGTCGTGTACGGCAACCGCTGGCGCGACGCGCGGCCTACGGTGAGCGCGGGCGATGTGTCGCCATGGCTCGCCCACGCCGAGCGCATGATTCCCGACCCCGCCGAGCGCGAGCATATATTCGATGTGATGGCATACAAGCGCCAGCACGCCAACCAGAAGATTAATCACGCCGTGCTGCACGCCGGTAAGCCCGGCTCCGGTAAGGACACGCTCTGGGCACCCTTCTTCTGGTCTATCGGTGGCGACCAGCGCGTCAATGTCACCACGGTGCGTAACGAGGAGCTGAACAGCCAATGGGGCTACGCGCTAGAGTCCGAGGTTATCGTTATCAACGAGCTGCGCCAAGCCGAGGCTAAAGATCGCCGCGCGCTCGAAAACAGCCTAAAGCCCGTAATCGCTGCGCCCCCTGAGCTGCTTACCGTCAACCGCAAGGGGCTGCACCCCTACGATGCTTTAAATCGCGTACTGGTGGTGTCGTTCAGCAACGAGCGCGCGGCGATTAGCTTACCGTCCGACGACCGCCGTTGGTTCGTCGTGTGGAGCGAGGCCGACCGGATGCCGCCCTCCGAGGCTCGCGCGCTTTGGCGCTGGTACCACGCGGGTGGCTTCCAGACCGTCGCCGCGTGGCTCGACGCCCGCGATGTGTCGGCCTTCAACCCCGGCGCCGCGCCTCCCATGACCGAGGCTAAAATTATTATGATCGAGTCGGCGATGAGCACCGCCGAGTCGTTCCTAGTCGAGATGATCCGTCAACGGCAAGGCGACTTCGCGCGCGGCGTCATCGCCTCCCCGTTCTATGTCATCTGCGACCGGCTGCAGGGCATGGCACCCTCTGGCGTTAAAGTCGTCTCAGCCGCGCTTATGCACGCGCTACGGGACGCCGGGTGGGTGGATTGTGGCCGGCTGCACTCCCGAGAGTTTCCGACCAAGAAGCATGTGTACGCTCACCCGCAATTCACTACCCTTGCGCGGTCAGAGCTGCGGCGCATGGCCGAGGGCGCCGAACCCGCGTTATCAATCGTCGGAAAATAACCAGTCAATCAGCACGGCAGCGGCGATAGTCAAGAGTAAGTAAATCACGCTTAGTGGCCTTTAGTTGATTGTATCGGGCGCGGGTGTGTGCCCTATCAGTTACGAATGGGAGACGGGTTCCAGGTTGTCGCCGCGCCTCCCGCCGGGTTGTGTCGATGTAGCGGCATAGCCGCCGTATCCACCACTCAGTCAGGGGCACCGTCGTCGCCATGGGTCACTTACTCCGGCTGCGCCTCGCACGGATAGCAGCGGCTAGGGTTTTTGCGGTATACCAACCATCGCTGCCGTATGAGCACTCGGTTACCGCGTAATCACACACCTGCGCGCACGCCTCCCGCTCAGCTTCGATCGCTGCGGCGTATGCCGCGCACCGCTCACGCAGTTGGCGTATCTCCCGGCGGTAATCGTCGAGAGTGTGCGGCATTTTGTCCCACTCGGCGTCGAGCGGGTCTGGCTCGTAATGCGCGGTCATACTGTCCCCCTATCTGTGTAGCGGATAGCAACGGCAAGGGTGGACGCGGCCCGTACCGCCTCCACTACCGCCAACTCCAGTGCGCTGGGGTCGGCTGGCGGCTCGCACGCCAGTATCAAATTATCGAGCGCCTCCAACGCGCGCTCAGCGGCAGTGTGTAGGCTCATGGGTCGCACTCCTGTATCAATCGGTCGAGGTACCATCGTGCTTTTCTGTATTCTTCAGCCCGTGCCGCGTCGTGGTCGCCGTGCTTATGCCCTACGCGTGAGAGGTACTTGAGCGCCGAAAGGCGTAGATATCCCTCAAACTCCTCCGGCGTGCTTTTAGCTTTCATGTAGTCGATGGCCTCAATTCCGCCGACCCGGTAGTGGTCGGGGTCGATGGCGTCGGATATGTGCATATTGTTCTCCTTTACCAATACTCGCCGCCAAGCCGTTGACGGCTACAAGCCCAATTAGGATGCGGGACGCGGCGCCAGTCATCGGCGCGGGCTTTCCTAAGCTGACGCGCTAGCCGGTACGCCCATGCTGGCCAGCGGGTCATGCGACCTCCCCACCAAAACTAGCCATGTCACCGTCAGCGCAGGCCAACGCCTCAGCAATGTAGCCATGCGCCTCGCTGCCTTCTTCGACTAGCTCATACGCCGCACGCAAGGCGATAGCGATGCGGTCGAGTCGTTCTTGTTCGTTCATGGTTAGGCGGCCTCTTTTTCGCGTTTCGTGTAATCGCGCGCGAGCGTGTCATTCCATGCTTCATTAATGATCACGGCCGTCCAATAGTAATCATTGCCGAAACAGCCGCCGGCGTAGGGTTTACCCCAGCTCAAACGCTCCAACAGGATTGCGGCGGCCGTGGCGTGATTCTCCCAGATGCCTAACGCATGGTTATACGGCATCAAGAATGTGCCGGCCTCACATTTGGCGATGATGCGCGAGCCGCGCGTATTGGTGGGGCCGTGGTATCGAGTGCGGATTGCTTGCATGGTGTAGTGTCCTTTAGGTTAGTTAAGAGTGGGCGGCCATGGGCGCCGCCCGTGGGGTCGGATGATTAGGCGGCTACGGCGGCTACGGTCGCGACCGGCGTGACCAGCCATGAGGGGTTATCCAACGGTTGCGGGTCGCCACGCATGGGCATGAGTACGCCAATGGCGTCGCCCGGTAGGATGACGCGGGCGGCATTGTCACCATTGTGCCGGATGCTGGGGGAATACTTGCCGCCTAACAGCTTGTGAACCTTGCCGAAAGTACCGACATATTCCGCGTTAAACTGCGACACCTCGCCCGATACGGCGAGCGGTACAACCCTGCGCCAGTCGGGATACTTATCGTCCATCAACGGCGAGGATGCAACGGTGCTACCGTTGTCGATTGTCGCCGTGCGCGTGGTCGGGTCGATCGTCACCAGAATCGGGCGTTTTAATACAGCCTTGACGCCTTCCAACGCTTCGCGCCGGACGATGTACTGGCCGGGTACGAGCGCGGGCGCGTCATCGGTGACGGTGAGCGGCAGTGCTAGCAGCTTGTGGCCGTCCGTTGCAACGGCCACGGCGTCGGATGCGCGAACATCAATGCACACCGAGTTAAGGTAGTCGCGGGTATCGCTTTTCGCGGCGATAACGAGCAACGCTTTAATGGTGTCGGCGGGAATTGAGAATTTCATGGTGTAGTGTCCCTTAGTGTGTTGGATTGTACGAGATTAGGTTACAGCAGGTCAGTCGTCTAGTGCAAGACAAATGATTGCGCTCACTTGCGTGAACAATGCGAGGCCGATAGTAGCGGCCCCCATCCATGCACCGAAAACAAGAATCGTGGCGAGTGAGAATAAGAGGCTAGAGAATTTCATGGCGTGTCGTCTCCGGTAAGAGTAAAGATGATCAATGGCCGTTAGCGTCTGCAGCGCAGCAGAACACGATACAAAAGACGCTGTTAAAAGCGGACATAAAAACCGCCTCTTTCCAGAATTCTTGTTCCGGGCTGACTCCGAAGAGGATCAGATTCGAAAGCGTTAGCATAAGGATGGAAGCAATAAACATCATGGTTGAAAGTTTCATGTCAGTAGCTCCAGGCGTGTTGTCGATAGGTGTAGATTGAACGCGCGCGCGTAGGCTGTCAAGGATTCTTTTACAGAGATAGTTGCCGAAGTGCAAGGCATTTTAGGGCAACGGTTGTGGGCATTGTGGGTCATGTTGTGGGCACTCTTTCCCGGACAAATTGCCCACGCGCAAGTGCCTATAAACATAGTGCGCGATATGACTTGTGGGCATTGTGGGTCATCTCTTTACTTTTAATCCAGAAAAGAAATACTACTGTATAAACATACAGCCTGTAGCGCGTGGCGTGTATTTCGTTGGGCGCGCTCCGATTTAATTTCGATGACCACATTGCCCACATGACCCACAAATCGCCCATGCCCCCGATTTGTGGGCAATGTGGGTCATCCAAAACCAAATGACCCACATTGCCCACAACTGCGTGTGTTCGCACGCGGTCGGCTCGCCGCACGGTGCTAGCCGCACGCGCGCTTGCGTGGGTCATGGCCGGTTACCCACGCCACCCGCCACGCTGCGCGCCACGCCCAGGCTAGATGCGAACGAGAATCACTTGCATTAGTGGGGGTGGCCCGGCCCGCGCGGTGGCTGTACCTGGTACAGTGGGGTTGCACAAATTTTTTATTTTTTAACCACCAGCCCGTAAGCCAAAGCCTTATGCT